TGTTAGATAACCAACAATGTCAGGGATTCCTGGGAGTGTGCTCTTGAATGAACCAGGAAGCATTGCAGTTGTCTTCACTGCTCCAGTATTTTCGTCCTTGTCATCAAGTGCGTGAGCTATGATAATTGAAGTGAATGGTGCTGAGTGCAAAGACCTAAAGACATTGTTAGCCCAGTTCTTTAGGTCACCCCAGCGACCAAACTTATTGTTTTGGTTTTCTGGTTTTTCCCCAAAATACTTTTCTGCTCTGTCCATTACTACACCAATCGTGTCTATGATTACAGTTTTGTATTTGTGAGGCTTAGATAGTAGGTCATCAGTCACTGCAACAAACTGTTCGTGTGTTGAAATGTTTAGCACATCAACACCCTTCCAGTCTCGTGCGATGGCAGACGCTCCACCTTCGGCATCAAGCAAGAGCACAGGACCCATGCCTTCAACCTCTGCTGCAGATGCTGCTAGCCAAGTCTTACCCCTGCCAGCATCAGCAAAAATCAGTATACTCTTTGGTGCGTTGAGAGCTTCTGCTTTGTGAATAAACTTTGCAAAGCTTAGCTCTGGAAATTCGCTACTCATATTTTCTCCTTCTTCCATCCTTGTATTTGACATTCTATCACATATTTGATTCACCACAAAATTAGGTGAATCTTCGGCGTGTCGCTAGATACCCACGTTGCACTTGAAGCACAGCGGGTGTGGTGCTATTGAGTCTGGGTGTAGTCCGTCCTCAAGTTCTTTCCATAAGTACTTGACTCTATCCCATAGCGCCAAGGCGATTGACTCATCATAGTCTACTGAGTAGACCCAGATGTCGTTCTCGTAAGTGCCATCTCTGTTAATGAAAACCAAGCTAGCCCTGTCAATCTTTGTGCCTGAGTTGTTTAATCCCCAAGCGTAAAGCTGAACCTGACCAATATACTTCTTCAGAGTATTCTCACTATCTTCATCATTCTTGAGACCAGCGACTAGGTTCTGTAGCTTCTTTATCTTTGGTCGTGAGCTTGTCTTCCAGTCAATCAAATGATTGCGATTAGGAATAACCAAGTCAGGCCTAGAGCTAACGACACCATAGCCATCAATCTCTCCAAGGGTGATTTTATCCTCGATAACATATTCAAAGTCATTATCATAAACACCAGCACTAATACTGTGCTCAATAAAAGAATGAATTGCAGTTCCAATTTTGCCTCCTAACCAATATTTAATTTCTGGCTCTGGCTCGTTGAGCAAAGCCTTAGCCAAGTGCTTAGTACAAGGGTCTGAGATATTGCTGGCACCAACCTTTTTCTGTAGGTCTCTCTCTGACTTCTGTGTAAACAATCCCACAGTAAAGTCTTTGACCTGCGTATCAGTCAAGCTCATAAATCATTTCCTCCTTAGTAAAGTTAATGCCACCCCAGACACCCCACTCTTGCTTGCTAGCAACTGCAAAGTCGTAGCACTGCTTGAGTAGTGGACATCCTGAGCACAGCATCTCAGCTTGTTCTTCGTTTACATTTTCTGGATTGTCAATGTAAAGAGTTGGGTCTACAATACAGGGAACTTCTGTTGGTTCTACTTTGTTAATTCCCCTCTGAAGATTGTACCATAGTTCTTGTGAATTGTCAAGTAGCAACACGCTTTCTGGAATCTCAAATGCTTGAGCCTTTTCCTTCTTGGGTCTCGCAACTCCACCATTCTTTACTTTGTTTCTCTGATACTTTTCCCTTGCATATTGCTTGCGACATTCTCTGCAAACTCTAGCATTATCATAGGCTCTGATAAAGGTATTCTCTTCATTGAACTCATGCCCCTTGGAGCAGTGAGTTCCTCTTACCCTTTTCTTTCCCCAAGGATTATGCTTCTCTGCTTCTTCCCACTGATACTCAGTCATTCTTTGGTGCTTCAAATGCTAGGCGAGTAATTTCTTCAGCCGCAAGTAGCACCGCAATAGGAGCTGCAGCTGTAATAATCACACCAATCCAAGCCCTGAAGTCTGTGAGTTCTCCGTTCCAAAAAGAAAGTGTGTGTGCTACGTTTGCTACCACTGAGATACCAGCAAAAGAAATAAGTCCTAACATAGTTCGCCAAGTGGACTCACCTCTAGCCTTGAATACAACCAGCGAGATTGTGTAGGCTAAAATTGCGGCATCTATAAACACAGCAGGTAGCCATTGGATTACCTCTGGGATTCCAGTCCACTGTGATACATCATAGATGCCAGTAAAAGATACAATGAATGAGCTTACCATCAGCACACCCACTAAGATTACCGCAGTTGCCAGCACTGGGATAGCGTCAGGGTTTATCCTTGCGCTCTTGTGAACTGGTTCAGCCTTTACTTCTTCACTCATATACTTGTGCTCCTTCTCGTCATAGATAACTTTCTCTGGTTCTTGAATACTATAAAATCCGTTTACCTCATTTTGTAATTCCATATTTATCTGCAAAATCCTCCATATTCTTTGCTAGTTTATCTATCTCCTGTTTGATTACTTCTAGTTCTATGTCAATCAAATCAAGCTTGGTCTCTAAATCTAGGTCGTTATTCATTGTCCTCCTTTATAAATAAGTTCACAATCATAGCAATTATAACAGCACCTACCGACAAAGGTATTGCCCAGTAGATTACAAAGTCATCATAGACTTCTTTCAATCTTCTTCCTTGTCAAGCACCACTATCTTGATACCCTTGGTGTTTGTGCTTACCGCACAGTTGGGGCAAGTGTCGTGGTTTGTGTTGTCGTAAGCTTCTTCGCACCATAGGCACTCGGTCATTCGTTAGGCCACTTTCCATCAACCACTAGCAGTCCAATCATTGCGTAGTTAGCCAAGTCCATAAAGCTATCCCGCAGTGGTTCGTTCACAGCCTCTTGTTTATTGTCCACCAAGTGGTTGATACGTGCCATCTTGTCGTGCATCCTGACTCGCAGTCCGTTGATTGCGCCTCCTGGAGCATCAGAAATATTACGTGGTCCGTAGTCCCTGTGTTTAGATAGCAGTAGCTCGGCATTGTAATCAAAGTATCCTCGCACAATGGCATCAAAGGATGCAGTTGGTTCTGGTCTTACTTGGCTTAGTCTTGCAAAGAAATCATAGTCATCAAGCATTTAGTGCCTCCTCAATCATATTTACTAACTCGTTTGTGTTTGCTGTTAAGAATCCTGGGTCTTGCTCATTGAAGATATCGTATACCCTCTGTAGCTTTTCTCTTGCTTCTTGATTCAGAATATGTTCAACATAATCTTCTGGTGTCCAGCGTGGTGGATACAGTTCCTTGTCTCGCTTCCAATCTAGATACTTCTCTACTTCTACTACATCTATCATTAGTCCTCCTTGGTTTCTGTTGGTGTTGGGTAATTCTCTTTGAGCCACTCTTCGTTCATCTTAGACATTGCGCCCCTTCCTTAGTGTTCTGTTCATACTCAGTTGCTTCTCAACCAAAGTGCTAAGCTGTCCCTCATCATAGGTATCTCTTGCCAGTATGTCATAGACCTTGACCAGCTTCTGCTGTCCACGCCTTCTGATTCTGTCTAGCACCTGTTGATTGAGCACGTTGCTGTCGCTGTGTGATAGCCACACAACAGTTGAACAGACATCTTGTAGTCCGTCCACGCCTTCAGCAATCGCAGGGATTACCGCAACAATATACTTTAGCTGTCCGTTCAGGAACTTCTGCTTTGCTTCCTCACGCTGTTTCTGATTCGCCTTACCTGACCACTCAAAGGCAACCTCTGACTTCTTGTTTAGCCTTCTTGCTACTAGCCTAGCATACTTCTGGCTGTCTGTCAATAGCAACATTGGCTCATCTGGATTGTCATCTATAATCTCCATCAGTGCTTTATACTTGGTGCTTACTGACTCATCATCAAAGTCCACATCACCATCAGCATTTATCACAGGTGTTGCCAAGGTAATCTGACGTAGCCTTATCCTTGCGGCAACTGGCACATCAGCAATCAGTGGGTTGTCCTTTAGCCACACAACCAAGTCCTTCTCGAACTTATCGTATATCTTTCGCTGTGCTGGTGCTAGGTCTACATACCTAATCTCTTCCACAAGGTCAATCTCCTTATCTGGGTAGAGTCTGACATAAGATGGAAGT